TGGATTTTAAATCCAGATAGACAAATTAGATTTAATAAAAGACAAAATAGATTATACTTAGATACTGATTGGGGAAGATTAGATGCAGATGATTATTTAATAATAGAGTGCTATAGAATATTAAATCCAAATGATTTTACTAAAGTTTATAATGATTCATTTGTAAAATCATATCTAACATCTTTAATTAAAAAACAATGGGGGCAAAATTTAATTAAATTTCAAGGTGTTAAACTTCCAGGAGGAATTGAATTAAATGGAAGACAAATATATGATGATGCAGTTAGAGAACTACAACAAATAAAAGATCGTATGATGTTAGATTATGAATTACCACCTCTAGATTTGATAGGTTAATATGCTAAATTCCTTTTTTCTACAAGGAGCTAATTCAGAACAAGGATTAGTTCAAGATTTAATAAATGAACAAATAAAAATGTATGGTATAGAAGTGTATTATATGCCAAGACAAGCTATTGTTCAAAAATCAGTAATAAAGGAAATCGTATATTCAAAATTTAAAAATGCATTCCCAATAGAAGCATATTTACTAAATTACGAAGGATTTGATTCTAATAGTATAGGATTGTCTAAATTTGGTATTAGAATCGCAGATGAAATGCAATTGATAATTTCAAAAGAAAGATTTGAACTTTATATTTCGGAATTAATGAAAGTTATTCCTAACATTAAAAACACATTAAGACCAAATGAGGGGGATCTTCTTTATATTCCATTGTCTGATAGTATAATGGAAATAAAGTATGTTGAAAATAGAAAACCATTTTATCAACTTCAAAAAAACTATGTCTATCAATTAAATTGTGAACTATTTGAATATGAGGATGAAGAAGTTAAAACAGGAATAACAGAACTTGATGATAATTTTAAAGACATTGGATATGCTGCAACATTAACTCTTTCTGGAATAGGATCTACAGCTACAGCTTATACTGGCATAGTAGATGGAGCAATACAAACAGTTAATATTATTTCTGGTGGATATAGATATTCTTCTGCTCCCACACTAATAGTAGAATCACCAGAATCTGGAATTCAAGCATCTGTGCTTGGTATTATGACAAGTTCTAGGGGATTAGTTAGTTCATCAAGTTTGAAAAAAGTTTACATACAAAATCCTGGTAGTGGATATGATATAAAAAATCCTCCTTCAATTTCAATATTTGGAGGAGGTGGATATGGAATAGGTCTACAAGTTGGTATTGGAACCTCTGGAAGTATTGGAGTAATTACTGTGACATCTTCTGGGCAAGGATATTATCAAGTCCCAACAGTCACAGTATCTTCTCCAGTTGGGGGAGGAGTCACTGCCACTGCAGAAGCGTTCTTAAATGCTTCTGGGGCAATATCGACCATTAGAATTACAAATGCAGGATATGGGTATACACAACCTCCCACAATCACTATAGGAGCTGGATCTACTGTTTCTTATGGTAACTTTATTTTTAATGAAACAGTAATTGGATCTATATCAAATGCAACAGGAACTGTCAAAACATGGATTCCATCTACAAATCAACTATCAGTTGCTGGATTTGGAACAGATTTTATTGTTGGGGATATAATTACAGGACAAACTTCAAATGCTACATATAGAGTAAGTAAATATAAATCATATGAACTTTTAGATTCATATGATACTAATGATGTGATAGAAGAAGAGTCTGATATTATTATAGATTTTAGTGAAATTAACCCTTTTGGGGAAGTTTAATTATTAAATAGTACAAATACGTTTTTTTAAAGATGCTTGGAAATTATTTTTATCATAAAACTATAAGCAAAACTGTAGTTGCCTTTGGAACTTTATTTAATAATATTCAAATACGTCATTTTGATGATAGTGGCGATCCTGTTTCTGTGTTAAAGGTTCCTTTAGCATATGGTCCTATTCAAAAGTTTTTATCTAGAATAGAACAAACTCCAAGTGGAGAAAGAAAAACTGCATTAACTTTGCCAAGAATGTCCTTTGAAATGGTTTCTATAGATTATGATTCTACTAGAAAATCATCTACTATTCAATCATTTAAAGCATCTAAAGTAGAAGATGGTAAATCTATAAACAGAGTATTCCTTCCAGTTCCATATAATATTGGGTTTGAATTAAATATTTTGGCAAAATTGAATGATGATGTTTTGCAAATTGTAGAGCAAATTTTGCCATTTTTTCAACCTTCATTTAATGTAACTGTGACCTTAATTCCAGAAATTGGAGAAAAAAGAGATATACCAATAGTACTAAACAGAATAGGATTTAGAGATGACTATGAAGATAACTTTACTACAAGAAGATTAATTTATTATACTTTATCATTCACTGCAAAGACTTATATCTTTAATGAAGTTCCAGATGATAGCAGAGGACTTATTAAAAAAGTTCAGGTTGACTATGCAACAGATGCTATTAAAAATGCTAAGAGAGAAGTTAGATATACTGTAACACCAAAAGCATTACAAGATTATAATGATGATGCTGTTATAGATTCTGTAGATGATACCTTAATTGAATTTGGAGATGATTTTGGATTTAATGATGAAATTATTGATTTCCAAGATTTTAGAACTTACAGCACTTCTCAAGGAACTGATGTGGACGTATAATTATGACAAAAAATTACAAAAAAATAGAACAAGCATTAGATATTGAATCTAAAATAATTCCTACTACCCCTATTGAAGTTGAGAAGGTTGATTTACCCAATGATCCTCAAAAAGATTATGAGTATAGTAGAGGAAATCTTTATAATTTAATTGACAAAGGACAAGAAGCTATTAATGGAATTTTAGAATTAGCACAAGAATCTGGTCATCCTAGGGCATATGAAGTTGCTGGACAGCTTATAAAATCTGTTGGAGATGTAACTGATAAATTACTAGATCTTCAAAAGAAAATGAAAGATCTTGATTCCCCACAAAAAGGACCCACAACAGTTAACAATTCTTTATTTGTTGGATCTACAGCAGAATTATCTAAACTTATAAAACAAGGTCTTCTAAATAATACAGAGGAATAGTGTTTAATGAAAGATCCAAAAGGTCCTGTAAAAGCATATAAAACTCCAGAGGAACTTGCTAAAAAGCATAAGGTTACTCTGGATAAAATTGTTCAGCAGGTTAAAATTGGAACTGAAGTTGAGGGAGAGCATACTACTAGTAAAAGTGGAGCAAGAATTACTGCACTACAGCATGTGGATGAACTTCCAGATTACTATACAAGACTCAAGAAAGTAGAAAAAAAGAACCCCATGAAAGAAGAAACTACTCCAGAAGAACAATATAAAAAAGATACAAAGTATTGTCTTCTTTGTAAAAAGAACGAAAAAAGAGAAGAGTGCTCATGGGGTCCCTCTATGTGGGACAAGTATTCTATCGCTAAAATTCATCCAGCAAATGAATCAAAAATTCATGAAGACCACAAAGAAATTGCAAGTGGTAAAAAGAAGGATGATGAAGGATATATGGCAAGAGTTGAGTTTGATCAAATTGAAAGAGCAGTTAGTATTTTAAGAAATCATATTAAAAAAAGAGATCAACAACTTCCTGCTTGGGTTCAATCAAAGATTACCAGAGCAGCAGATTTTATTGATACTGCAGCAGAATATATGCAAAGTGATGAGGATGTATCTGAAACAAAAACTTATGATTCATTCATTACTGAAGTTGCTGCATGGCAAAGAAAAGAAGGTAAGAACAAAGAAGGTGGATTAAATGAAAAGGGGAGAAAATCTTATGAGAATGAGAATCCTGGATCAGATTTGAAGGCACCTTCAAAGAAAGTTGGAAATCCTCGTAGAGCATCATTCTGTGCAAGAATGAAAGGTATGAAGTCAAAACTTACTAGTACAAAGACTGCTAGAGATCCAGATAGCAGAATCAATAAGTCCCTTAGAGCTTGGAATTGCTAATATGAAATCCTATAAACAGTTTCTTTCAGAATCAGTAAACATCTCAGGTAATGCATCAGTTGGAACCATTATTGTTGGGGGACAACCAACTCCACAAAGAATGGGAGAAGATTTTTCTGTAGATTTTGTGTGGCAAGGTAGTATCTATAGAGTGGATATGATTTCTGAGGATGGAATCCCATCTAGAGATAAATTAACAGAACAACTTCAAAATGAGTATCCTGGTGCTATAATTCATAACATATATCCAGGAATTCAAAAGAACACTAACATTACAAAAGTAAGTAGGTATCACCCAGCAAAATTAGAGTGGATTTGAAATTATGGCTCAGTGGCATAAGAATACTCAAGATTATTTAAACCAAGAAAGAACTATTCATGAAGTTTATATTCAGGCTGATCAGTATGGGAACCTCATAAATGAAGGTGCTACTGGTAGGGGTGCTTTTGGTGAATATGCAGTTTCCGAAATTACTCCAGTAGTTCAGTTAGACCCAATCTATGGTCTTCCCACAAACAGTTTTCAAACATATTCCTTTAGTAGTGGAATAGCAACAACAAGAAACAGTTTGTTTGTTGCAGAAACTGGAACAAGTGCATATGGATATGGTGTAGTTCGTTCAAAAAGATTTTTAAGATATAGACCTGGACAAGGTGGAGTTGCAAGATTTACAGCACACTTTATTAATCCTACTGTAGGTGTTACTTTAAGAGCAGGATTTTTCAGTCAAGAATCTGCACTGCAGGTTGGATTTAATACTAATGGAAGATTTGGTATTCTTCGTCAGTATGGAACAAAAGCAGAAATCAGAAAACTTACAATCACTACTGCAGCAAGTTCATCGGGAATATCCACTGTTATTTTAAATGGAACTTCTTATAATGTATCTCTTATAAATGACAATAATGATACATCAGCAACAGCAGCAAAACTAGGATTTAGTACTTCATACACAACTCATATTCCAGACCAAAGAGACAATACTATTATATTTTTGGCAAACTCAGTTGGACCACAGACAGGCAATTTTCAATTTATACCAGGAACAACAGGAGCAGTAGGAACATTCACTACAATTCAAACTGGCAAAACTGCTACAGAAGAATGGACATATCAGGAAGATTGGAATCTTGATAATTTGACTGGTGTTGGTGGCACATCAAATCCATCTGGAGTTACTTTAGATACGACAAAATTAAATGTATTTCAAATCAATTATCGCTGGTTGGGTGCTGGTGAGCAAAGATATGCAATAGAAAATCCAACTAATGGGGATATGATTTTCATTCATCATGCTCATTATAGTAATAAACATACCACGCCTTGGGTAGATAATCCATCATTTAAAATTGGATATGCTGCTGCAAATTTAAGTGGTGTTGGTATTGCTTCAACTGCTT